TTACTTTCCGGCCTTCCTCTTGCGGAACTCCCCTTTGATCACCTTAGCGCCGTCGCGCAGGAAATCGAGGTGGTCGGACCAGTGCTGCATCATGCGCACGCGCTCCTCCCAATATTCCCCGCGGGTATAGGCACGGCGAACGGAGTTGTTGTCGCAGTGCGCAAGCTGCCGCTCGATCGCATCGGGATGCCAAATGCCCATCTCGTTCAGGAGCGTGGCAGCCATCGCACGGAAGCCGTGGCCCGTCATTTCATCCTGCGCGAACCCCATGCGCCGAAGCGCGGCATTGATCGTATTCTCCGACATCGGCCGATCGACGGAACGCAGGGAAGGGAACAAGTAACGGCTGTAGTTCGCGTCGTGCTCGATCGTTTCGAGAATGGCGATCGCTTGCCGGGACAATGGAATGGTGTGATCTCGCCGCATCTTGGTCTTGTGCTTCGGGATCGTCCAAAGCGCCTTGTCGAAGTCGAAGTCCGCCCATTCGGCATGGCGCAGCTCGCCCGGTCGGACGAACACATGCGGCAAAAGGCGAAGCGCCGCCTTGGTATTAACATGCCCCTCGAACGTTTCGATGGCGCGCAGTAAGCCGCCCGCCCCCTCGGCACCGGTGATCGCTGCCCGGTGGACAGGCTGGGGAGCGATGAGTGCCCCGCGCAGGTCGGCGGCCACGTCGCGCTCGGCGCGCGCCGTGGCGATGGCGTAGCGAAATATCTGGCTGCATGTGCTGCGCAGCCGCTTTGCCGTCTCGTAGCGTCCCTTGCCTTCCATTTTTCGGAGCATCACCAGCAGCTCCTGTGCGGAGATCGAGGCGATAGGGCGCTTGCCGATCGAGGTGTTGATGAAGTCGAGCAGCCAGCGCAGCTTCTTCATGGTGACCGCCGAGCGGCCCTCGCGCTCAACCTTCTCCAGCCATTCGTCTGCGACGGCCTTGAAGCTGTTGGAGGCCGCGACGGTTGCGGCGATGCGGTCCAGCTTGATCCGCTCGCCGGGATCTTCCCCGCGCGCCAGAACTTTGCGGGCTGCGTCACGCTGTTCGCGGGCCTCGGCGAGGCCGGTGTCCGGATAGACGCCGAACGACAGCGTCTTTTGCTTGCCGAAGCGGCGATAGTTCATCCGCCAGTAGCGCGCCCCGTTCGGCGAAACGAGAAGATACAGGCCGTCGCTATCGCTCAGCTTGTAAGGTTTGGCACGCCCTTTGGCGTTCCTGATGGCTACGGCGGTCAAAGCCATGATGGTATCTCCCACATGGGGAGCGGCGACCTACCATCAGATATACCATCGATACGCTGGTATGTAGTGGTAGCCAGCCGCCCTGAATGGGATCACTATACCACATAAAACCCGCAGAAAACAGCCATTTATGGCATCTTCTGGCGCCTCTTGGGAAGCGCCGATGGTGACCCCTACGGGACTCGAACCCGTTTCGAGGGGTAGTAGGGGGAAACGAGGGGCGTGAAAAGCGCGGAAATGCGCGCTTCTATAACCCTGCGTTCCCCTTCATTCCCCTAATTTGTCCACGACTTTTCCCACGGCCTGTTGCTTGCGCACCCATTTCTGGAGCGCGTCGAGCTGGATCGCCTGTTCGGTGGCGGTCAGCGCGTCGGCGGGAGAAAGTCCAGCCTGACAGGCGGCACCATCAGGTCCGCCGGTGGCGTCGGGAACGCCGGGCAGATGGGCTGCTCCGGCGCTACGGGTATCGGCTGCGGCTTTGGCCCGCAGGCGCACAGCAGCAAGGCGCTGCTGATAATCAGTGCTCGCATCGGTGCTTATCCTTTGCTGTTCCTGCTCGGTTTGGCGCGCGGCTTCTTGATGGCGCAGCGTGACGCGCACAGCGGCCTCGCGATATGCCGCAATTTGAAGCTTCTTCGCGGCGACAGCGGCGTCGCGCTTGGCGGTCATGTCGTGCAGTCGATATGTCTGCACGCCGAGGGCGGCGACGAGCAGCCCGACGCCAATGAGTTTGGGGCTGATGGGTAGCGCGATCACGCGACCCTCGCGTCGATCCAGCCGTAGAAGAATGCGCGCTGACTTGGGTTCTTCTCGACGATCTCGGCGTACCGTTCGACCTGAAAGCCGTTCAGCACCTTGACCAGATTAAGGTGCCCCCGGTTGCCGCGCTTGAGCAGGAAGGCAGAGAGCGCATCAAGGGTCTTCTGCCCGATCTGCCCGTCGACCACCAGACCGCCGGAGAAGGTGTTGAGCGCCCGCTGGAGGAACCGCGCCGCGACGCCGGTGCCCATGTTCACCCCGGTGTCGAACAGCTCGGCCGCGACGGCGGGAGCCAGGCGGTCGATCCGGTCGAAGCCCGGTGCGGTCCAATACTGCTTGCGGTATATCGCCTTAGCGGTTTCGCGCGGCAGGTTTCGCATATCGCCCGCATAGCCAGTGGCGCGAGCTACGGCCTGCGTTATGCCGAAGTTGGTAGGTCCGCCACGATCCGCCGGGTGGTTGACGTAACCGCCCTCCCGCTTGAGCAGCTCTTCGAGCTCGGCCTCAATGTTCATGGGTGTCGGCCTTAAGCTTGTCGACCAGTGAGCGCACATGCGCCAACACCGCGCTCATCGGCGCGATGCGCTGGAGCTCGTCCAGCATCAGATCAATGGCCGTGGCCTGCACCGCCCGGCGTTCTGCGTTCGCCTTGTCCCGCTGCTCGCAGGCATCGAGCTTTGCTTCGATGGCTTCGAAGCGCGACGACACCTTGTTCCATACAAAGGCTATGCCGCCGCCGATGGGAAGAAGGGTGCCGCAAAGAGCAGTGATTATCGCAGCAACGTCCATCGAAGCGCCCTCATATGAAATAGAAACCCGAGAAAAGGATGTTGCCGCTCTGCGCCGCGAAACCGACGGGGTAGTAGCGGCCGTTCACGTGCACCAAGCCAGCACCGAAACCGGTGTTGCCCACCTCATCGACGCCCGGAGCGGCGGTCTGCGCGCGCGGCGTGAGCCCCGGCGGGAGGTTGAAATATGCTGTCCCCGCAGCGCCGTTCGCTATCGTGCCCCCACCGCTCGGCGTCGCTTTTATGGCGAAGAACACCGTGTTGCCGATCAGCGAAAACTCACCGGAGAGCGTGACGGTGCCTGTGATTGTGAAGCCGCTCTGCGTCGGGGTCCACGTGCGCGAGACGCCTTCCCGCACGTCGTCCAGATTGGCGACAAGCGGGTCTGACGGGTTGCCCTGATACCGGCAGTTCTTGGCCGTCGCGCGCCGCCCGTCGAGGCTGTGGCTCCCTGTCCCCGAGTTGGTCAGGACGAAGGCGGTCGCCGATAGTACAATGTCGACTGTATCGAGGAGCACCGACGCATCGTTGGTGTACCTCACAAACGCACCGGTGTGCCCGCCGTTGGTATGGCTCCCCCCTCGGATTTCAGCGCGGGTGCGGTTCGTGACCAGCTCGAACAGCGAGACCGAATGTGCGCACTGCTCGGAATAGCAGTTCTCTACGATCAGCCCCGAGACGTTCGTCGCCAGCAGGATGCGCCCGCAAAGCGTCCAATCACACTCTTCGAAGCGCCACATCGTTCCGGCATTGATCTCGATAGAGGCGACGGTGGCCGCGCCGTTGAAGAATTTGCAGTTCACCATCTTGTTGAGGTTGGTGAACAGTCCTCCGTTGAATATCGATTTTACGTGCCGGTGTGTCGCGTGCGCGGTCGTGCCGAAGTAACCGAACGTGCAGTTGTGCGCCTGGAGATAAATGAAGTTCGCGTCGAGGCAGACGGCCAAATCCTTAGTGAAATGGCAGTTCCGCAGCGTCAGCGTAGAGATATATTCGACGTAGCCGTTGTTGCCGACGATACCGGTTGCTCCGGTGCCGTCGAACGTCAGGTTCTCGATTGTGCTGTATTCGTTGGTCGCTGCGTGCTTGAGCACCGGGAGCCCGGCGGTGTTGTACAGCTTCGTGCGGGCCGCGCCGACTTCGCCCTCAAGGTGGCAATGGTAACCGCCGTTGAGCGTCTTGTTCATCCGGTAGTCGCCATGCGGCCACCAGACACGCCGGTTGGTGTTGAGCGCGGCCTGACCGGCCGCCCAATCGATGCTATCGGTGAGCGCGGTGGCGTGCGGATAGACCGCCTGCGCCGCTGCAAGGGAACCGAACCGCTCGGAAAGGGGATGCAGCGCGCCGTCGCCAATGGCACCGAACGACTTCACGCTGACGCGATCAGCCAGAACCGAGTTGAGCGTGCGCGTGACCGATCCGGTATCGTCACCGAGGAACTGGAGCTTATTGAGGATGTCTTGCAATACGCTGACATCGCTGCTGATCTGCGCTGCATCATCCACGGTGAACGGCGGTGTGGCCGACGTGTCGATTGCGAGCAACTCGCCGTTTGTGCCGAACCCTAGGTACTTACCGGCGCGCTTCGTAATGGTTGGAAGAACGAGATTGTTTTCACCAATCGGCAGCAATAGCGCGCGCGAAACGCCACCTTTGAGCTGCTGGATCAGAATGGTGAGACGATCGAATGCGTTCTCGACGACCTTGGGATAAAAGGCCGACTGGCTTGTGATGCTCGTACCCTGCGTGGCGGCGACGGTGGAAGTAATATAGACATCCGCACCGACTGGATAAGCCGAGGCAACTATGTTGACGATGCCACCGGGGGTCGCATCTTGGTCGGCGTTCAGGGTGACCGTATAGTCGACCCCTTGAACGAGTTCGACTTCTACACCGTCGATAGTCCTCCGCGCATCGATGTCGCTCGCCGCGAAGACCTTGAACGCGAACGGCAGAGCCGCAGCATTTCCAGTGCCCGCAAACGGGCCAGCCTGCCGGGATGTCGTGGTGATCGTCATGGCAAAAGACCATGACCGAATAGGAAAGAGGTAAGCGGGCGGCCTGTGCCGTTATTTCTTCGGCGGTGGGCCGAGCAAAAGCGCCAGCGGGTTGTGCGTCTTGCCTTCCGACAGGGCCTTGAACCCGAGGGTGGTGCGCTGGATTTGCGCCGCCGGATAGTGGAACAGGATGCCACCGAGACGGTTGGTTGCTTTCCAGAACGCCTCGTCGAGTTCGCCCTGCGATGCCTGCTTATAGAAGGCGGCGGCCTGCTGCATGATGATGCCCGCCGGAGCCGACGCCCTGCCGTCCGATTGGATAATCGAGCCGATCTCGCGCAGCCCCACCATCATTCCGAACATGTAGGAGAGGTTCGACTTGATAATCTCTTCGGCCAGTTCCTCGGGGTCATCGCCGTCGCCGCGCAGCGCGGACAGGATCAGCGTGGAGAGTGTCGCGGGCAGGATCGAAAGCAACAGCATATCAGCGGCGAGCAGAGGCAGGCGGCTCGGCCCGACGAGGCGGGTCTCGCCGATGCTTTCGGCAGCGAGGTTATAGGTGACGGAGAAGTAGCTGTAGAAGTTCGTCCACAATTTCTGGAGCGGCCCGCCGCGCTGGATACCGGCAAGGTCTTTGATCTGTCCGCCACCCTGGCTGTCGAGCACCGCTTGATCGGCGAGCGCAACCGCGCGCTCGTGATCTTCACCGGCTGCGATAGATTTCTCGTACTGGCCGACCCATGTGGGCACGTCAGCGATGAGCTGGAGTTTGGCGATGAAGATGAAGAAGCTCTCCTGCACCATCCGCCGATAGGGGTTGGCGTCGCTCACCGTGTTGCGGATTTCGCTGATCTCCCGCTGCTGCGTGGCCGCGCGCTGCGTCATGAACGGGCTCTGCTCGCGTATCCACGTGAGGGTGCTCTCCATGCGGGCTGCGTCGCCGAGCCAGCGGGAGAGCCCACGGCCGACCCATTTGGGGCCGATGCGCTTTATAGACTGCGACAGCCCAAGCGGCTGCATCAGCGCCGTGGTTACGCTCCAGCCCATGCCCGCTACCGTCACACCGGTGCGGAGGTAGTTCAAGCCGCGCTCAAAGCTGTTAGCGGCGGGCACATCACCGGCGGCCATGTCTTCGAGCACCTTACGGAACGCACGCAAAGTTTCCGGGCCGTAGTGATCGCGGATCGCGCCGTCGATGGGCTTGGCGCGCAGCAGCCGGTTGGCATCGATCAGATATTCATGCCACGCTAGATCGTGCACGACCTCGGTGACATGCTGCGTCAACACGCCAAGGTCTTTCCGCACGGGACGTTTGACAGTGTTTACACGCTCTTTGGTATGCCCGCGCCGGGTGGTAGCGCGCGTGTACGCGCCGCGAAGCCCGTTGGCGACGAACTCCGCAATGCCATGGGCTTCGGCCTGCGTCGACCGCTCGGCGTCGTACTTGATCGGGTAATAGCCGCCGCGCAGGTCAAGCGTCTGGCCGTCGGACGTGGTGACGCGCAGCGGCTCCGCGTCGACCTTCTCCGGGGCGACGCCCGTGACGCGGCGCTCCTTGGTTTCGACATCCGGCCAATAGGAGTTGACGAAATCCCATAGCTGCTGGACGACGCCCCACTGCTCCGCCGTCAGCGTCGAGGCGATGGCGTCAAGCTGGTCGGCGCTCCATTTGTCGCCCATGAGCACGCGCTCGCGGTTGATGCTGTTGCCCATGTTCAGAGCAATCGCCATGCGCCCTTCGAGTGAGAGCGATGCGCCGATGGCGGGAACGAACTCTTTCTGCGTCCAGCCGGAGAGCGGCTTGAGGATTTCGGCAATGCGGCGGGTGGCATCGGCGCGCATCGCCGCCTCGCGGTCCCCCGCCTCATTCATCGGGCGGATGAACAGCTCCCACAGCGGCCCGCCGTCCTTGAAACCGTCCATCTGTCGGATGACGCTCGCGAACTTGCGGTGCATGGCGAGGAAGTCGAGCGCACCGCGCTTCAATGATTTGATCCACCCGCCGTGTTCGAGCTCCTGCTCGCGCGTGGTGACAGCGTTTCCTCGGATCGCATTGACGGCGCGGTCAACCGCCTGGCCGAAATCGCGATCCTTCTTCGCGGTGAGCAGCCGGGTCTTGAGGCGGCCGAGGTGCTCAATGTTCTGGATTGCGTCGCGCAGGCCGCGAAGCTCCTCGACCGTCATCTCCTTATAGCTGCGCTTCTGGAGCTGGCCGACAAGCTCGTCGGGAATGATCGGTTCGAAGCCAAGTTCGCGCTGCTTTTCGATCCACTCGGCGAGGCTCGCCTTGCGGTCGATTGCGCGGAGGGTCGTCGACCGTTTGAGGTCCACGGCTTCGAGCAGTCCGTGGATTTGTTCAAGATATGACGGATCGATCGACTTTGCCGCGCCGGGGCGGTCGAACCTGCGGAAATAGTCGACCATCTTCTCGACATCTTCGCGGGCGCGGATCGCTTCGCGCGCCGCGTAGGTGTTGATGAGCTGGTTGCGCTTCTCCGATGCTGCGGCGGTGAGATTGCCGTCAGCCATAGCTTTCTGCGCGGCGCGTGCTGCTCGGGCAGCAGCGGCCTCGTACATAGCAGGCCGGATATCGCGGTAACGCAGCCGGTCGATTGTGGCGCGCGCAAACTGCCGCGCCGCTGTGGCGAGCGTCTTCGGCTTTCCAGAGGCGCGCGACAACGCGGAGAGCTCGGCGGCGACGAACCGCGCGCGGGCCTCGTTGTGGATCGCGCGGTCGGCGGCTTCGTCAATGCTCTGCGGGTCGGTCAAATCGCCGTGCTCTTCGAGCAGGCGCTTCTCGACCAGACCCTCAATTTTTTCGTTCATCGGCTCGGCCGCCATCAGCTCGCGGATCATGTGATCCGCAGAGGAGAAGCCGAAGAGCTCGGCGACCTGCTCCGGGTGGACGCCGTTTTCGCGCGACACCATGCCGTAGCCGCCGGAGCCGAGCGCGTCGCGGATCGAGCGGAAAGCGGGTGTATCGCCGTACATGGCCTCCAGCTCGGGCAGCTCGGGCAGCGCGAGACGGTGCGGCCCCTCGGCTTTATCACCGTTGATGAGGCCGCGCGTCAGGTAGAGCCGCGCCGCATAGACGGGTTCCGCCGCAACTTCGGCAGCGACCTGCTGGCGCACCGCTTTGCGCACTGCGTCGGCCTCGCGCTTCAACCGGTTGACCTCGCGGCCCCGCGCATTGTTGAGCCAGCGCATATCGCGCAACGAGCGGGCTTCGAGCTCTTCGGTCGCCTCGGCGGTCGCCTGCTCACCGGTGCGCTGATAGTCGCGCCACTGGTCCTCGGTCATGCCGGACTGTTCGCGGTTCTCGAACAACGGCATCATTGACCGGGCGTTCTCCGCCTCCGCGATCTCGTCAGCAGATGCGAGCATCCGGTCCATGACACCGCGCACCGATGGCGAGACTGTGACGTTGAGGTTTGCCGCCCGGCGATAGACCGCAACGAGCCACGCGCGGAAGGCGCGGAAGATGTTCTGCAAGCGGACGGCAGGGGCTTTGCCGGTATAGAGATACGCCTCGAAGCCGCGCGCGAACTTCTCATGATGCTCGCGCTTCTCCTCCAGCGACATGCCGTTCCATGTCTCGGCGTCAACGCCGAACCAGTCGAGCAGCCCGCCGAAATCGTCCTTCACACCCTGCGGCGCATCAGGGCTGGACGCCAGGCGGTGCATAACTTCGAGGAAGAAATGTCCGCTCTCGTGGAGGAAAGTGGACAGATCGGCGCTGGCGAGTAGCGTTATAGTGTCGGTGCTTGGGCTGTATGCGCCGCGCGCTTCCTGATCCAGCTTGTCTTTCGACCGCAACGAGAGTATAGGCTTTTTCTGCCTCGCCGGGCTAATGTCTGGAATTGGACCAGAATAACGTCCCGGTGAGGCTTCCCGCTTATAAACCTTGTTCCCCTTGCGCTCCTCGGCCGCGATCATACGCGCAACGATATCGTCGCCGGTCTTGCTGCCGTGTCGTTCCTTGCCATAGGCGCTCAGAACAACATTGTTGCCTTTGCCAGTGTCCGGCATGATCGCCGCGATTATCGGGTTGCCCTCGATGTCGCGCGCGTCGAGTTGCGCAATGAGCGTGCTCGCGTGGTTTGGATCAGCCGATGGGAACACGGCAAGCGGATCAGCAAGCAGCTCGGGAAGGTTGTGGAACACCTCGGCCGGAACGCGGTGCTTGTCCCTGATAGTGGCGATCTTCGCGCGTCCGATCACGAGAGGCGCGGCGGGCAGGCCCATATCGACGAGCACAGACGGCGTGCCGCCCATATCGAGGAAGCCGATAGTGCGCTTGCCCGAGAGGGCGGCGTCAATACCAGACACCCAGGCGGGAGACTGCGCGAACGATTGCGACCCGACGGCTGCTTGCCCGCTGTAAAGCTCATCGGTTACGAAAATGTCTGCCTTGTGCTGCCGCCCATTAACGAGCACCGTATCTGTATCTTTGAAGTGTTCCGCGAGCGCATCCCACCCCTTGAGCACCGCAGGGTTGTTGATATCTCCGGTGAAACGCACAACGAAATCATAGTCGCTGTTATCATGCGATTTGCCAGATGCTCGGCTTCCCACGACATACACGTCATCTATAAAATCCAAGGGGAGCCCGGCGGCAGACGCAACCCGGCGCGCATCCTCCAACATTCGTTGCTGTTGAACGCGTACCTCCACCGGGAGCGAAGCCGCCTGCTCCAACGCATCACCCGTCGGTGCTGTCGCCTGCACGCGCACCGGGAAACGCTCGTAGAGTTCCTCGGCGGTGGTGCCGAGGCGGGCGGCCATCGCCGAGTAGAACGCGCCGTGGAGTTCCGCGTACCGCTCATTGACCGCCGGGGTGAAGCGGTTCGCCTGGCCGAGCTGTTCGAGCACGCGGTCGCGCACGACATTCGCGGAGGCTTCGCGCTCGGTCTCCTGCGACTGCGCGGTGAGCGCGTCGTCGATTTCCTTCTGGAGTTGTTCGCCCTTGGACGACATGAACTCGTCGGCCTCGGCCTTGGTCATGCCGTTCGGGTCGGTCTTGATGTGGTCGAGCAGCGCCTCGCCTGCGGGGGTGCCCGCCAGCAGCGTTGTGAAATCCGCCACCGGAATGCGGACATCGGTTCCGGCCTGCATCGCTTCGGTTACACGCGGGCCGAGCATCTCAAGGGCTGCGGCCTGCTGCGTCTCATCGAGACCGGACTGGTTGAGCACCTCGCCCAAAGTCTGCGGATTGACATAGATGTCTTCGACCGGCGAGCCCTCGGCGGCCTGTTCGATGAAATCGCGAAAGGTGGCAGCATCGCGCTGGCGGACCTTGGATGCAGCAGCGAGCTGCCCGAGATCGGCAATCGTCTGCCTGTCAGCTTCGGCTTGCGCTGCGCGCGCTTCATTCTTGCGCAACCGCGTCCCGACGGTGTGTAGCCCGCCCATAACGCCTGACTGAACAAGCGTCGCAACAGCGGTGTTGTACGCGGCATCCGGTCGTTCGCGCCAGAAATCTGCCCACGTCTTATCGGGATTGGCAACTGCCGTGTCGATGGCATCCTGAACAAAAGTGGCGACCTGTTCGGAGGGGAGCTCGCGTCCAACAAGGCCGGTCAGGAACTCACCGGCTCCGGCTTTGCCGAAACGTGAAACCAGAAAGCTCATGGGGAGCATTTCGGTCGCAACCTCAACGCCGCCTTCGCCAACTGAACCCAACGTAGCCTCGCCAGGCGTTGCCCCGCGCGAACGGTATTTTGCATAGGCGGGAGCCTGCGTCTGCGCCCCCATAGCAGTGAGGCCAAGGACGGGGTTGGCGAACGTCAATGCAACGGACGGCGCTGTTTGAAGAAGGCTCTGCAACCCCCCGTAAACAGCCGAAGCCGTGCCACTCTCGAATGCGGGAGTAGAGGCTTCGGTGCGCCCGGCCGAGCGCAAATAGTCTAGCTCAGACCTCGTGCGCATACCCGCCGCTCGCTGCTGGCGTGGCGTAAATCCGGGAAGCATATCGCCAATCAAGTCATCAGCCATCATGCCGATGCCCGCGCGTATCTGCCGGAAACTCTCTACCGTGGATGTTGCCAGCCCACGGATATAGCTCCCGATGCCGGGCTCGGGCTGGCGCTGCGCGCGTATCGAGCCGAACTTACGTTCGAGCTCTGCCATATTGGCAACGTCGTCCTGCGCTATTGCTGCCTTACTGGCGCTGCCCATCAACCGGGTAGTTATGGGGCGCGTCCGCGCCATCTCATCCCAATCGGTGTTCGTCTCGCGCACCCGTTGCTCGAAGCCTTGCGGGTCGCGACGCGCGCTTTCGATGGGGATACCGAGAGATTGCGCCTTGCGCTGGAGGTCGGCGTCAGAGTCGGGGTTGATGCCGACAACTGCCATCGAGGCCGCCCGCGCATCCTGCGCCGGAGAACCGAACAGGAGATCGGCGGCTTGGTCAGCGGAACGGGCCAATTATTCCCCCATCGCGTAATACATGGAAAGGATGCTGTCGTCGGTGATCGGCACGCCGCGCGATTTGAGGGTGCCCTCGATCTGCGCGCGGGTGTCGTCGCTGATCTCGTCGACGCCGAGGCTCAACCGTGGGCGGGCCGGTTGGGCCGTGCCCCACAGCGAATTGCGCATCGGCACCGCACGGGTGAACTGCCGGTCGATGAATTGCTCGACTTCAACATCGTTCATCTGTTTGCCGGTGCGCTGCTGTTCCTCGGCAATTGCGTTGTTCACAAAGCGGCGAACCGCGCCCACGCGGGCCATCGCGGCTGTGTCATCGGTCTTCGGTAAAGGATCGATGCCAAGCGACGACAGCCGGGTGTCGACGGTGCGCTTGATCGCCGCGTTGTTGAGCGAGCCGGGTGCGTTTTTCGTGCCACCGCCGCGCAATTCGGCGCGCTGGTTGGCGAAATGCTTGAAGTCGCTCTGCGACAGCTTCGGGCGCAGCGAGAGGAACTGGCTATCGGAAAGCGAAGAAAGCAGCTCCGGTGACGAGGCAAGCGTTGCGTATGCCACTTCGTCAGTCTGGTCCCCGCTGGTTCGGATCGTGTTTGCGAAGCTGATCGCGCTATCGTATTTGTCGGCTGGGATAGCGGCGCGGACGCGCGCGGGCAGGGCCGCGATGTCGCCGCCGTTCTGGATAAGTGCCGTGTAAACACCTGTCATCGCCTTATCTTCGCGGTCGCGGTCGGAGGCTTCCTTCATCTGCCACCGCGCGGCGAGCTCCGAGCGGGCTGCTTTGATGAGATCGGTCGACGCATCTGCGGGAAGGCGGGCACGGGTTTGCGCCCAAGCGTCCTCCAGCGTCGCGGGCTTCGTTGTGGCGCTGCCAGGCGCGAGCGGATCGACCGCGCGGCCGTCCTTTTCCAGCTTGTAATGGAGGTGCGGCCCGGTCGAGCGGCCCGTATTGCCGGAGAGGGCGAAGACCTGCCCGGCCGCCACCTTGTCGCCGACCTTCACTTTCTGGTCGGACAGGTGTGCGAACCCGCCGACGGAGCCATCGGGGAAGCGGATGCGCACAGCTTTGCCGTTGCTGGCGTCCTCCCAAACCTTCACGACTTCGCCGCCCGCCGGTGCGCGCACCGGCGTGCCGACCGGCACCGCTATGTCGACGCCGTTGTGCACTTCGTTACCGCGCTTCTCACCGAAGCGCGAAGTCACGCGCCCACCGATAACCGGCATACCGTGGCCTTCCACGGCCTGCGCATCGCCCATCGCCGCGTCGACCGCGCCCATGACGACGCGGCCCTGCGTCTCCCGGCGGATGACCCCTTCGACCTTCACCCGGTCAGCTTCTTGCAAGTCGCTGCCATAGCGGTCGAACAGTGCCGACGCGGTGGTGATGTCCTCGCTATCGATGGCCGACGAAATCGCGCCGACAAGCGCGCGGGACTTGGCGACATTGGAGAGTGCGGTGATCTCGTTGCCCGAGAGCCCTTGCATCCGCCCGAGCTGATGGATGCTCGGTGCGAGCCGGTTGTTCAGCTCATCGTCGATCACATCGAAGTTGCGAGCATTACGCGCTATGGTCTCAACTGAGAGATCGGCGGTGCCCTTGACGACTGACTGCTGATAGCCCCGATATTCTGCCGCCTCATATTGCGTGGTCTGCGCAGCAAAGCTGGACCGCAGCCGCATCGCCTGCTGTTCGAACATCTGGCGCTGAGCGTCGTTTGAAAGGCCGCTGCCTATCTGATCGAAGCGTTCGCGCAGCTTGCCGTCGTATTCGTCGGCGAGCGGCTTTCCGCTGTCCCGGAACATGACATCGCGGCCCTTGGCCTGCGTATAGCCCTGCTGCGGATCGTAAGTCAGATCTAGAATTGCCTGGCGCGCTTCGTTTTCCGCTTCGAGCACACGGAGCTGGTTGGCCTCCCGCGCGGCGTCGATGGCGATATCGGCCATTGCACCACCGAGCTGTTCAGTTGCCTGTCCGAACTGCTGGAGCTGGCGCGCTGGCGCGTCCATTCCTGCGGTCGAGGGAGGATCGAACCGCGCGCCCGTAGGGCCGGACGGCGCGACCTGAAAATTATCTTGGGTGGGAACGCGCGCCATCAGCCGAATACCCGGTCGTCAGCGCCCGAGAAATTGTATCCGAGACGCTTGCTGCCGGGCTTTCGGTCGAATGCGCCTTCCTTATCGAGCGCGTACCACTCTTTTCCGATCTTGCCCGCCGAGCCAAGCAGTGAAGTTGCGCCGGAGAGAAAGGGGCTGATGCCGGAGCGCGCGCCGCGCGCCATGATGGCATCGCTGCGGTAGCCGCTAGCCCGGCTCCGGTAGCCAGCCGCCTCGCGCGCGGCGTTCTGGCGGATGGTGTTGGCGTCGACTTCGCCGAGATAATCGGTTGAGACCAGCCGGTCGAGCGGTGAGCCTTCGCTCATGTCGACACCGTTTGCGCCCATTGTGGCGCGCTGGCTTGATTTGAGCTGTGCGGTCTGGAGGCGCGAACGCTGTTCCTCGAACTCGCCGCGCTGGAGAACGGCGCGTGCGTCGTCCATCGCCATGCCAGCGTTGATATCAGCAAAGCGGGCTTGGAGGCCAAGTGCTGTGCGCTGGCTCGATGCACCGAAGATCGCGCCTGCTGCCGAGCTTACCGCACCCGCACCCTGCGTAACCAGCGATGCGGCACCGGCGTTGCACATGGCGTTTACACTCTCCGCATTTCAAATTTCCTGAACGGGAGACCTGCTGCGCCGTAGGGTTCGGGGTCGAAGAGGGTGAACCCGAGCCGCGACAGAAAGCGGATACTCGCCGTGTTCCGCACATCCACGTAGTTCTGGAGAACAGGATAGAAGCGCAGAGCATCCACAACATACTGACGGGCTGTGCGGGTAAGCGGGCGCGCATGGCGCGCGAGCTGCGGCGTGGCGAGAAGCCAGGGTGTGCCGACATCGCCAAGCAATGAGAGGGGGGCGACACCGTACAAGGCCATCAATTCGCCATCGCGGTCAACCGCCGTGGCGTAAGTCGAAAGTGCGAGCGAGCGCGCAATCGTGATGACGGGTGCTGCGCCCGCCGCCGCCACAATTTCGGCCTCATCGCTCGGCCGAAGATTCGCGGCAAGCGCGGCGGCGTCCTCCTTGCGCACCGGGCGAAAGACGAGATCAGCCACCGGCGGAGAGCCCCAAGGTCATCGATACCAGCGTGAAAGGCAGAGGATCGCTATGGCGCAGGCACACCTTGCCGTCGTTGCTCCACGTTGGTGTTATCGCGAGCCGGATTTCATCGGTGATAAAGTTCGGCGGGGCACCGTAAACCTCGGTGGTGCGTGGCTTGTGCTCGGTGAGCTTATCGAAGCTCGGTCCCGCGAATATGCCGCGCGACGCGAAGACGCGGAGCCAGACCTCGCTCACGTTCTTCGGGCGGCCCTGACCATATCCTTGCGCTTCGAAGGCGAGTGGCAGGGTCTCTATGTCGGCTTCGATCTCAAGCCCTACGTGGACAAGGCTCGCCGGAATATCCAGTGAGATCGCGCCCCCGACGACAGTGCGTTTCGGATGCACGGCCCCGTCCGTCAGGATGGCGACCGTCTTGCCCTCAAGCCAATCAAGGCCGCTGATCTCATCAACCGGCGCGCCCGAATAGGTCGCACCGAAATCGACGAAGAACCCAGTGGCGTCGTCCGTCGACTGGCGCGGAGCCATCCGCTCCACGAACCTTTCTGTCCCGAGCGAAGTCGTGCGGGCAACAACAGCATAGAGAACGTCGGCATCCCCTTCGGGCACAGCACATATACTCTCGAAAGCGCCGTCCGTGGTGTCATGCCGGTGCCAGGCCCCCACTTCCTGTTCGGGCACATAGGTGAGGCCGAGCAGCTTGCCGGTAGTAGAGACCGCCCACACCGTCGGGACGGGTGCCTTTGCATAAGCGAGTTCGAGGACTGCCGCGCCGTCGAACAGGTGGGGAGCGCGCAAACTTGTGTCGCCGGTGATATAGCCGCCCGCTTGCCAGTTGAACGCCAGTTCCCTGATGTGTCCACCGCGCGCGGCAGAGAACAAGAGGTTGTTGTTCACGATGACGGGCTGCGCCGCACCCGCCCCGATAAAGCTCTGCGCGCGCACCGACACGTCAGGGGTAAGCACCTCGCCGCTTGCCGGGGTCACCCGCCACTCCGCGCTTTCAGACAACAGGATGAGGTCGGCCATAGGAACTATGTGCCGGATCGCGCTGCGTTCACGCGCAGCGATGCGGAACCTTATGCTGTCGTCGTCGCGGGTCGGGATCGAATACGAGAGATTGCTCTCCGTGCCCGAACGTGTCGCCCAAAAATTGGCAGGTTGCATGTCGGAGTTTGCAAAACAGCGACGCTGCTCAAAATATCCCACAGTCGAAGGGTAGTTGTTGGCCGAGCCAAAGAACGTCTCTGAGATAGGCGGAGTACGTGACAGATCGGCCGCTATATTGTCGTCCGTGAACGAAAGGTTCTCAGTCTGGCCGATGAACCCATAGAGGCCATTCGAAAGCTTATAGACATTGTACCGCTTTGCGCCCGTAACGGCCGCCCATGAAATCGTATTATAGGCACCGGTATCGAACAGATTGTTAGAACACCGGGCCGCGCCCACCAGCGCCACGGTGCCGCCGCCAGAATACGTGCTGAAACTGGAGGTATTCAAAGGCGTCCCCGTGCTCACATCTTTGAGCGTCATCGACACAATGCCGGGCGTGGGGAACTCTCCACCACCGGGGGGCGTGAAACTGTAAGAGTTTATCAGGTAGTAATTGCCGTTGACCTCGCTCATCCCCCCGACGCCGGACACATAAACCTTGTCACCCACGGTAAAGCCGGGATCGGTAAAGGACGTGGCGCTGAACACGCCGGGGTTCGCCTTCGTGATGCCGGTCAACGTCACCGAGCCGGAGAGGCTGTTGGCCGCTGGCGCGCTCTCATCCTGCCCGGAAACTGCGGTGACCGTGTAAGATTGCAGGGTCGGCGTGCCGGGGGTTGTGGTGGCCGGGGTCGCGGTCGCCGCTACGCCGGTCGGAGGAGCAAGCGGAGAGGCAAAGGAGATCGTCGAATACGTCCAGTTCGTTGTGCCGAGGCGCTTCAATTCGGCCGGTGGGTGGTTCGGATGCACCAGCGTGACGACATCGTTCGACTGGACAAACTTAACGCCAGCGAGGTCACTCTCTGCATATGGGTTGGCGACCTCATAGGGAACACCGCCGGAGAGGATGGTGCCGCCCTGCGTATGGAACCGGAAGTAGCCCGCGCCGAGCTCGATCACGAGGCTTTGGTCCGTGGCGAAAACGAACGGGATGACCCGTGTCTTGACGGCCGGGTTCTTCACCTTGCGCACCATCATGAGCCCGCCCCGGTTGGTAGCTGGCCCGTGTGGCTTCACGATGAAGTTGCGGCAGGTTCGGAGCCCCGTCTGGTTCTTCACGTCGTCTATGCGGCCGAAGAACTCAGGCGTGACCTCTCCACCGGCGAAGGAGCGTGCATAGGTGCGCAGGTCCGTCATCAGCGCCCCACTACCCAAGGAGCTTTGGGGTCGAGCCGCGCGACGGCCTTGTTCGCATCGCTTTCAGTCGCGTCGGCCAGCCGTGCGAGGAAGGTCTGCCAGCAGGTCTTCGCGGCGTTGACACCGCTCTCTCCCTTCACCAGCGGGCCAGCGACCATTGATGCGAGCAGCCACGAAAGCGTCTCGACGAACAGCGGCGAGAACCGGCCGGGGTCGGAGATGCGCAGCACATGACGTAGGATTGCATCGGGTACATCGGTCAGCAGGATCGACGCCCCGTTGGTGTCTATCTCGATTTCGAACTCGGCCGACGGTTCGGTGAACCGGCCGCCAGGCTCGTAAACCTTGAGGGGGCGCAGGCACTTGTTGGGAAGCGCGTAAGCAAAGCCGTAGCCGTCGACGGTTACCGACAACGGTGCCAGCGGCGCGGTAGTGGTCGCGAAAGACCACGTGTGCAATTCAAGGAGACTGTCGCGGGCGATAGGATAGAAACGGGCGCAATGCCCGGCCTGCGGCGACCCTTCGGGCGGATCGATGCTCGCCACCGAGGCATCATCGCCGAGGTGCGCGAGCGCGAGGTTGGCAATATCAATCTCGGATGCCACGAGGCCGCTCCCTAAAAGGAAGGGGGCACGCGGCCCCCTTACCAATCATCTCCGAAGTCCGCCGGGGGTCAGGCCAGCGGTTCGGTCTTCGCTTTCGGTTCGGGCTTGGCCTTGGTCTCCTCGATGGCTTCGAGGTTCGAACCGGGCTGGCCGTTGAAGTCGACGATTGCGCCTTCCTCGACAATCGTGTTGCCGATGAAGGATTTCTTGAGAACGCGGTATTTCGCCACAGTTCAGGCTCCTTAGCTGCCGACGGTGTAGCCCGACGGGTAGAATTTCTTGCCGTCCTGCACGCCGTGGACGACGCCAGCGGAGAACTTGCCTGCGGTGAGCGGGCCGGTCGCGACGACGTAGTTGACGCCGAGATACCGCTCGCCCTTCGAGGCGAGCTGCGGGTTGATCCGCACGGCGATCTGCTTGCCGATGACCAGATCGGCTTTGCCGATAGGTCCGCTGGTGCCGACCACGATGGGCGAACCGAGCGCGCTGTCGTCGTCCACGACGACTTGGAAGTCGACCGTGGCGGCACCGGCGGCGGTGGCCGCCTCGGTGACCGTGAACAGCACGTAGAGGTTTTCACCTTCGCCAATGTCGCGCTTCTGCGACAGGTCGACCTTATCGGTGCCGACGGCCGTGGCGGTCACGGCCTGCGCAGTCGAGAAGGTCAGGAGTGCGTCAAAGATAGCCATTTGGGTTTCCTTTCCCTCCCGCGCCTTAGGAGACGAGGGCTTCGGTGTTGAGGATGCCGTCGGTCTTGCGGAGCGGCACGCCGTCGAACTCGGTCCACGTGGTCGAGTTGCCGAACTGGTTCAGACCCTTGACCGGGGCGAGGACGCTCGACGCCTTGGTCATCGCCTGGATGCGCAGCATCGAATGCACGGTGCGGTTCATGTAGAACGCAGCGCGGCCCATGTTCAGGTTCGGGATGCGGTCCAGCGCCTTCGCCATCAGCTTGATGACATCGGCCGCAGAGCTTTCGCCGACGAGGTTGGACACGTCGATGTTCGCGATGCGGACGACGTAGCGCCAGTCCTTCACGACCAGCCCGTTATCCCACTGGTAGAGGGTGCGGAGGGCCTGATAGAAGCCGCCGTTGCCGTCAGACACGCTCTCTTCGCCGAGGTCGCGATGCGAAAGACCGGCCTGCGACCCCTTCGGGAAGGGGCAGAAGACGGTGTTTTCGCCCCACACCACGAGATAGATCGAGGTGTTGTCCGAACCCGCGCCCTGTCCGTTGATGATGTTGTCGGCATTGCCAGCGGACAGCGAGCTGTAACGCGGCGCAAGGCCGAGGTACTGCTTCGGATCGGTGCCGGGGTTGCCGTAAAACAGCGTCGACGCCTGCGTCTGGTTCATCGCTTCGATGAACGCGACATCTTCCGACAGCCGGAAGGCGGCGGTGTTGCCGTTGAGCTGCGCCAACTTGCTGTCGATGTGCGAGCGGGCTTCAAGCATACCGCAGGCTTCATCGACCTGTGCCGTGGTCGACTTGCTCGGGGGCACGCCTTGGTTCAGTGCGCGCCAATAGACCGTCGGCAAGCCGGTGCGGATCGTGGTGCGGTGTCCCGTGGGCAGGTTGCCCTCGATGAACACGGCATCTTCAAGGATTTCGTTGGTCTGCGAGAGCAGCTCGCCGACCGCCGCAATGCTGCCATTCGGATCGAACCGCTTGGCGTGATCGGCGAGGGTGAGCTGTCCGGCGGAAAGAACGGCCATTGTCGTTACTCCTTAGCTGGCTGTTGCCGGGTAGAGGCGGGACGCAAGATCACGCGCCCCATGGGCCGCTCCGCCACCGGCGACGAAGCGATCTTCGGAAACTGTTGCGCCCGCTTTCACGAGCAAGCGGATGATCTCGGGGTGGTTGCCGAGGCCGGTCTCGTCGAGGAAGCTCGCGAGCTCCTTCGAGCCATAGGCTTCAAGTCCGCGTTTCGCGGTTGCCAGGCTGGTTTCGAGTTTGTCGCCGCCGAACTCCTTGTCGGTCTGGCTGGACTTGAGCCAGTCACCACGGATTTCGACGATGGCATCAGCCTGCGCTTGCGACCATTTTTCCTGTAGCTTGATGGCCGTATCGACGTACTTCTGCGCCTCGGCCTGCGGGAGATTGTGCTCCTTGGCGAAGGCTTTGAACTCGTCGAGCACTTCGGCGTCGAGCGTCACACCATCGGGCGCGGTAAAATCCTCATAGGCTTCGGGGGCACCAGCAGGTGCCTTTTCACCTTCACCCTCGCCGGGGGCTTTCTCGCCCTCACCGGCACCGGGTTCTTTTTCACCTTCGCCCGAGCCGGGCGCGCTTTCACCTTCGCCCGAGCCGGGGGCTTTCGGTTCGCCTGCGGTCTCAGCGCCCGTCAGGAGCGTGCTGTCCTCACCGGGCGCGGGAGCGCCTTCGGCCACGGTGTCAGCGGAGTTCACGGCGTCAGCCATTTTGATCCTTGCCAGTCAGCACATCGACCAGCCTTTCGGGCGCGTGCTCGGTGACGAGAGCCAGAAGCCTCAAACCGATGTTGCGCTCGCCTTCGCGGAAGGCGGTGCCGAGCGCCTCGCCATTGAACGAGGACCGGAACACGCCTGCCTGCTCAAGCAGCCGTCGCACCATGCGGCGGCCCCGAAGGTCGGCCATGAGCCATTTGACATCTCCGGCTTCGGTGGAGGCGAGGAGCTCGGCTCGGGCGGCGCGGGCCGCATCGTCCTGTTCCTGCCCCTGAATGTCGAAGGGGTCGAAATCACTCATTGCCGGGGACGATAAGCCACGACCGACAGGGGTATGCGGGCGGGGTCAGGCCGCGAGCATTTCCGGGGTGACAATGTTGGTCGCCACCTTGCCGAACAGCGTGTGGTAGGTGATCGACTGCGCCTGCCGTTCGCTTATCCAGCCACCGCGCGCCGCGTAGGCGTCGCGTGCCGCTAGCGTAGCGTGCTGCACCACGGTCATGCCCGCGTGCTCCTTCTCCTCAACATGGTGGCGGTGCCCGCAATGCGCGTATCGCTTGGTGGTCGTGCCCCACATTCTCGGAAACTGCGCAGCGAATAGCCCCGGAAGCGCAGCGTTTTTGCTGAGATGCCCGTGGTGGAACGCGAGCATCGTCTCGCCGTGCTGGTAGGCGTAGTAGGGCAGCTCGCTATCGTCGACAGTCAGACGCGGTTCATTCTCGTAGAGGGCCGCGAACATCTTTCGTAGCCACACCGAAGAGGCGAGATCGTGGTTGCCCTCGGCCATGATGAGATGGACGCGTTCATGTTGTGCAAGGGCCGCATCGACGACCCGGCGGAGCACGCGGATAGCTGTTTCGACCATCTTGCCGAAGCGGCCGTCAGCATCGAGCAGATGGCCGCTCGTCGGCGTGACCGCCGACAGTCCATCGAAATGCAGGAAATCACCGAGCTGGTTGACGATGGCCGTTTGCGCGCGCGGCGCACCGGCCATCATGGCTGTGAAACTATCCGCCAACAGCCGTTCAGCTATCCGCAAATCCCAATCAGCGCCGCCCTCGCGGTGCCAGGCCAACATGCCGACGTGGCAGTCTGTTAGCGTGTAAACGTTCAGCAAATCGGCATTGCCGGAGGCCGGTGCGGAGACAGGGGCAAGGCGCGGCAGCTCCTCGACAAGCGCGCCGAAGGCCGCGTCGAAGGCATCGTTATCCGGGTGCTGACGTTCCCACACGCGTTCAACGTCACCATGGGCATTGCGCTGGATAGTAACCTTGCCCATCCGGTAGCCAGGGGCGACGCCACTGTCGAAGTGGCCGGGGGCGTGACCGCGTGCTGCTGCAACCCTGAGTCGGTTTTGCAGCGCGCTTCGTGAAATGCCCAAGGCTGTAGCCGCCGCGCTGACAGTGCCGTGTTCCGCAACAGCGGCCAGCGCCTCCGCGCATTGCGCGTCGCTCAGAGCTTTTTGCGCCATGTTATTCGCCGTAAAGGGCCGTGGCTGCGTCGCTGCTTTTGGGCGGGGCAACCAGTTCCATGTGCGTGATCTGGAGCTGGAGGTAGATTTCCTTCCGCTCGGCCCCGGCGTGGTCGATTTCGGTCGAGACGCGGCGCACGACAGCGGCGGCGTTGATGCCGACCGGCGTGCCCACCTCAGGGGCGGACGTGATGCCAAGAGCCTTGGCCTGTTCGTCGTTGAGACTGATGCAGAGACCGTAGATGTCGGGCTCGCAGCAGGGACGGTTGTGGTCCGGCTGGACTTTGGTGAGATCGACGAGGGCCATTAGTAGGACTCCGCTGAGGGCGAGTTATAGCCCGAGAACATGTTCATGATGTCGGTGAGCGCGTTCGAGCCCCCGGCTTGGGTGGGGGCGTTGCCGAGTTTGTTCGCGGCTCCGGCCATCTGCTCCATCTGCGCCGCCTGTTCGGCACGCTGCTGCGCCTCGGCGCGTTGCTGGCGGATGAGTGCGACCTCCTTGTCAGCGACGATCAGATCGGGGTCGACCCCGAGGCTATCGCTATAGGCATCGACCCACTTGTCGCCGTTGAACTTGTCGAGCACGTCGGGCTTGAACTGCGCGACCACGCCGAGGTTCGAGACGAACCTGTCGACCGCTGCGGTGCCCACGGCACGCTGCGCCTGTGCCAGCATCGAGACGAACTCGACGCGGATCGGCTGCTTGTCCATCTCGGGCGGCGGCGGCGGCAAAGCTCCCGCTTCGAGCAGATCGGAGAAGGTAAGCGCGATCTGTGGTTCGAGCATCTCGTTGTGAAGCCGCTCCAGCACCGGGCCGAGCATGAGGAGCTTTTCCTCGTGGCGTTCGGCGATTTCGGTAGCAGTGCGGCCCGTCGTGTCGAGCTGCGAAATCATCATGAAGAGGTCGGCGAAGAAGGCCGAGTTAATGCGCCCACGCACGTCCTGAATATCTTGCAGCAGATAGTTCAGGTCGAGCCGGGCATCGAACAGCGAGCGAGCACCGCCAGGCACGCCGCCCGTGGTGTCGTAATAGCTGACGCCGCCCGGCATCATATTGACCTCTTGGCCCTTCGCCGAGGTCGGCAGGGCAATGGGCGGTTTGGTCTGGTAGTCGATGGCCTGCGCCTTGCGGAGCTGCTCGTGCTGGAGCTGCTTCACGTCGCCAAGGGCTTCCATCGCCGGTGATGCGCCATAGGTGTCGTTGGCGGTGACGTGCCAGCGCGGAGCTAGCACGCGGAACTCGCGCATTCCGCTTTCGCGCAAATACTTGTTCGGCGTGGAGCCCGCCTCGAAATAGCAGGAGCGGTACGCCATATTGAGCGCATCGCGGCGCGATGGATCGCGGTCTGATCGCGGCTCGATGGCGTGGTAGATCGTAATCCACTGGTCGAGCGACCCGCGCTGATAGAGGCCCTGCGTGCCGAGCGTGCAGTTCTCCAGTCCGAACTCTGCAACGAGCGGGGCGACCTGCATCTGAAACTCTCGGTAGAAGGTGTTTACACGGCCATCCCAATCGGTCGCGAGCGCGTATTGCCCGGCCGTCATCGGGTGGTGGTGCTGCACCGTCGCAAAGCTCGGCATGACGAGCGACGCGCCCGTGCCGAACAGGCCGAGCTCCTCGTACATCATCTGAAAAGCGCGGTAGGTGTTCGAGCGAGAGAACACTTCAAGGATCAGCTTGCCGACATCATCGAGCCAGGCACGCGCGGAGTGGTGCTTGGCCAGGTCGGGGTCAGCCGTCGTCATGCGCAGCCAAGGCCGCGCGGGACTGGTCGCGCCCGACAACATGCCCGCGCCGAGGATGCGATGCGCGCGGGTCGCGGTGCTGTCGTAGATATTGTTGTGGCGACGCTCGCCACGGTTGCGGTCAGTGACGAGAAAGCGCCCCATGCGCGGCTGGATATAGGTGGAAAGCTCCTGCCAATGCGAAAGCCATGAGGAACGCTCGGTCTTGAGCTGCTCCCATCGCGATAGCTGGAGATGCCGGGGGGTGGCGGCCATGGATTACTGGCCCAACAGCGTTGAGCGGCCGAGGAGCGAACTGTCCACGCTGGCACCCTGCGCACCGGTGAGCATGGTGGAGCCAATGCCGCTTGAGGCAGCACCGGAGCTGGACGCGAAAAGAGAACCGATATTCGGGCTTTTCTGGTTTGCGGCGTTTACTGCCCGGTCGTTCGCTGCCTTCGTTGCAGCGGCCTCGGCCTCGGCCCGCCGTGCGGCCTTCTTCTGCGCCTTCTGTGCCTGTGCTCCCTGATAGATCGCAGCACCAGTGCCGACGGTGGCGGCAGCGGCACCTACGACAAGGGCGGTAACGGGGTCACACAAGGCATGGTCTCCTAGCTCTAGGCGTAGGGATCGTAGTCTTTCGGTTTCGAGCTATGCGGGCGGAGCTCCTTGGGCAGCTTCGGCGTGCGGACAAGAGCAAGGATGTACGCCGATGCGCGATCCGGAGATCGGCCAATGCGTGCAATGATCTGCTCGCGGCTCTCCACCACAATCTTCGGCCCTTGCAGCGACCATTTTGGCGCGGTCAGCTCCGCCAGCAGTTCGGGTTCGTTGGGCAGCGCCGCGCCGGTGTTGTTGGCCGGGTCCAGCCACTCGCGGAACTTCCACCACAACTCGGATCGCATGTTGGGGAAAGAGAGGCGGCCGGACTTGTCGGTGCCGCGCGCGGTCTCGCTGACGTTCACGCCGATGACCTGCTGGTGCGCGCTGATGAGAAAGTCATATGGAGAGGCCCCGACGCCGATCACGTCGATGTGGATGGGTGCCTGATCGCGCATGGAAGCAATGACGAGCCCCGCCACCGCCGGGCCGTCGGGAGTCTGCGTGCCGGGATGGAGCAGCGTCTTGTCGAACCAGTTGCCGTGCAGCCGGGCGATGGTCGTGTTGTCCTTGCCGCCCCGCGCCACGTCAACGCCAAGGCTGTCCATCGGCGGCTTGACGGCGTGCTCTTTCCAGCGCGCCATCGCGGCCTCCACCCATGCGGTCGGGATGACCTGCCACGGGTCGTCTTCCATGCCAGCGGCGAAATCACCGTTGAGCATCTGGCTGCGCAACGGTTCGGGGAGTGCTTGGAGCGTCGACATATAGCCAGTCCCGAATAGGTGTGGGTTGTCGGTGATCCGCGACGGGATGAAGGTTCGCGATTTGGGTGTGATGATCTCGGTCGGCGCATAGTCGGCCGGGTCGAAATCGTAGCAGGGCTCGCCATCAACGAGCACGAACGGCTCGGGGCCGTCGACCCAAACGTCTTTCGACCCGCCCTGCGCGTCGGGCACCATCGCCGCGTAGCGCAGCTCGCCCGGCAGGGCCGGGTTCGGGAACTTCTTGTCGAGCCAAGGAGCAAAGAAACTGATGATCCAACGCCCCTCGGCCGAGGTCGGCGGGTTGAACGTGAGGAGAGCCTGGCACTTCTGCGTCGGGTCGACCGAGCGCAGCCAGCCGAGCAGGAAGCGGACCTGTATCTCAAGGAAATTGGCCGCTTCGTCGAAGATGAGCAGATCGTGCGGGCGGCCCTGAAACTTCTTCTCGTCGCCGAGGATCGGGACCGCGCCGAACTCGATCTGGAGCGGCTTGCCGTCGAAGCGGCGCGTGCGCCAGATATTGTCCTTGCCGTTGTAGCCGTCGCGGTTTCCGAACAGCTCGGTGAAGCGGTCGAGGATACCGGTCAGCTCGGTGCCGACGCGGCGCAGCGCCATGATCTTCTGGTGGTGCGTTATCGACTTGCCGCAGGCGAGATCGGTCTTGCCGCCGCCGGCCGCGCCCCCAAAGCCGATGATGTCGGCCTTGCTCTCATAGGCCATCGTCTGCGGCCCCTTGAGCGGATACCACGGACGTTCGAAGCGTGAGACGAGAGCGACGAGCTCGCGCCGCTGCGCTGGTGTCATCGCAGCCCACTGCTCGGGCGTGACCTGACGCATCACACGAACCGCGCGATAATTCGGGCCGAGAGTATCTGGAGCGCGCCAAGGATCGCGGGAGCCGAAGGGAGCGCAGACCATGTGGTCGTGGCGGCCCCGTCGCGCGTCACTGCGGCGATGGCGACGCTGGATAGTTCGCCTTTACGGGCGCGCTCCAACATCGTTTCAAGAACGACAACCGTATCGGCTGTGACCGGCTCGGCTGTGATGACGCGGAGCTCGGCCATCAGCAGAGGTCCGAGATATCGTCCTTGGGCGGCGCGATGTTGGAGAGGATCGCGTTTACACGATCAAGCGCCGCAGCGTCGTCAACCTCTATCGGCCCACCGTTGGGGCCGCTGTGCTCGGCCGCGACGCGATCCTTGTAAACATCGGGCTTTGCGCCTTTCAGCAGGAAGATGAGCAGCGTGTCGCTGTAACGCTGGATCGTGCCTGTCGCTTCACCCTGATAGAAGACCGGCTCTTCGGTGCCGTCATGCGCCCGGCGCACGGCTTCGTCTTCGAGAACATCCGCGCCGAGCTTTTTGGCTTCTTCCCACCGGCGGGCAAAGTCGGGGTCTTCGGCACGCCACGTGTAAACAGTGTTGCGGCTCTCGATGCCCGCAGCCTTGCACGCCTTGGCGACGCTGCACGTCGACGCGAGCGCGGCCAAAAAGGCGATCTCTTTTTCAGGTGTCCTTTTGACGGTCATGCACGCAAATTACTGCGTGCAGAGGGGGCCTATGCGGGCGGGCGAGCTATTTCGTCAGCGGCATCGCGCGGATCGCTGCCGCTATCCAACGAGCGGCCTCCTGATGACCTAGTAGGCGTGCTTCTGTCCCCGGCCGTAAAGATGACTTCCACTGCGCTGCGATATTAGCCGCGACTTCTCGAACCTCCTCCGCGCTCATCGCGCCCGGCTCCGCAGCGGCTTCGAGCACCACGTCAACCACATCGAGATAGCTCTCCCACATCGGCCTGCCCTCGAACATGATATTCTCGGGGTGCCCATCCTTGCGGCACAGCGCACGCGCGGCGCGTTCACGCGGAGACTTCGGGGTCGCCATTGTCGTTATCCTCCTCGGTGCTCACACATACCGGACCTATGAGCGCCCGGCCGTTCATCTTGATGCGGACGCGCCGCCAGCCCACCGGGTAGGCGGCGCGCCTGCGGAACGAGACTATATCCGACACCGCGCCCTTGCTGATACCGAACATTCGGGCGACCGCCCGCTGCGGAGTTCCCTGCTCGCATAGCTGCCTGATCTGCTCGACCGCATCGTCGGTGAGCTTGGCGCGGGGGTGCTCCTCGCCGACCGGGATACCGTGCTCGCTGACACCTATGAGCCGGGTGCCTTTGAGGTCGATGATATCATCGCTCATCGCGCTGCCTCCAACTGTGTCATGCGCGGATGTTCAGGTCGGCCTCACCGACCGCCTGCGCTTCCGCTATCCAACGACTTTCCGCGATGCGCATCGCCCCCGGATCGTCGATGCGCTCCAGCAGCCAAAGGCGGGGTTGATGCCCCGCGCCAAGCAGCGCGAACATCCAACGCTTGCGGGCCTGCGTGCCGCTGCCGACCTTGGCATTATCGCGGCATTTCAGGTGCGTTACGAAACGACGGCCGATGTCCGTTGCGCTGCCGATGTACCGCACTCTGCCGTCAGGGTCGGAGAGAGCGTAAACGCCACCAAAGACGTGCGCCTCGCGCCAACCGGCAGCAGGGCGGGTGCCCGTTGCGCCGTCGGAGAAACGCCGGAGGGTGCAGGGCAGCTCGCGCTCCGCCCTCAGTGCCGTGATTACAGATAGGACAGATATGACGGGTTTATCTCCCACTGCCTTATATGTGCGTGTATCTGTGTGCTCCTCCTTATGTGTAATTTTTTGCATGTTCATTTTCCTTATCTATATGCGCGGAATATGGCCTGTCCTATCTGTCCTATCTGTAGTCAAAGCATGAGCATTTGCTCGCGAACACGCTTTTTTATGCGTATTCCGCCCATGCCGCGTGCTTGGGCACCGTGTCCTGCCGCTGGTTTTACCCGTTTCAATTTCGGGAACGCCACGCCAAGCGCGCGGCTGAAACTGTTCGACGCGCCGGGATGGTGGCCGTTCGATGCGCACCATCCCCGCCACACCTCGTAGAGGTCCGCGACCAGTTCGACCGCTTCCGGGTCGATTTCGCAGCACTCTTTCACGAACACTGCCATTGGATTGCCGAGTTCATACATTTCCTCGGCGTCGTCGAGACCGCTGGCGGGCTGGACGAAATAACCGCGCGCCTTGAGCCTGTCCCGCCCATCGAGCGCCCATCTGAATATCGCTGGCAGCTCGGCGAGGAGGCGGGAGGTCAGGCCGAGGTCTTCTCGCCCGAAGAACGAATTGAACATGGACAGGGTTATGAAGCGCCCCGGAAGCGCCCCCGATGCGTCGCCTAGGCGGGGCACCTCGTTGGTCAGCATGACCACGCGGGCCGCGAGCTGCCCTGTCCACGCCGTCTGGTTCTTGCGGTCGACCGTGATGCTGTCCTCGCCCGAAAGCATCAGCAGCTTCTCGACGATGGCCTGTGTGTTCACGCCTCCGCCGACGCGCGCATCGGGTATCAGGGCGACGAGCTTGCCTATAAGCGGCTGGAACCCGAAGTTGGATGTCATCGACGCCAGCGTCGGCGAAGCGACGTTTTCGCGCCCTATAAGCGCATTTATGACCCGGCCTATGGTGCCCTTGCCCGACCGCTTGGGGCCGACGATGAGGAACATCTTCTGCTGGCTGGTGTCAGGGGTGAGCAGGTATCCGAACATCTCCTGCAACACGCCGATGGCCTCGGCATCGTCGGGCCAGAGGGCGTGCAGGAATTTCAGCCACTCAACCGGCTCGCGGTCGCCGTCCCCCCATGCGAAGGGTAGCGTGTTGACACAGAAATAGCCCGGCGTGTGCGGCGTTAGTTTGCGTGTCGGGATGTGCAGCAGCCCGTCGGCAAGGGATACGATTTCCTTTGGGTCTGGCCCGTTCGCACCGGGGAGCCACGACGGCGCTTCTACGCCGCGCGCTTCGGCAACAGCGCGCAGCGCGTCCATTGTGCCGCTGATCTGCGCCTGCGTTGGCATGAACGGTTCTATGGAGGTGCGCCGCTTCTTCCGTTTCTTGCCGCCTTCGTCCTCGTCCTCCGAAACGTGCGTGACCTCTTTCTTGGCAGCGTCGAGGAAGCGCCAGATATCGGCCCTTATCTCTTCTTCCCCACGCTCCACATAGCAGGGGCCGTTGTGTTCGTACCAAAGCCCCCCGCTGCGCGCGAGCGTGTGACGGTCATCCTTGCGGAACATTCCGCGCATGGCGGCGCGCCCGAGGCCCATAAGGTCTTTGGGGTCCAGCACGCGCACCCCGGTCGACTCCTTGCCGTCTTCGCCCACCGGCGGCCCGAGCACCTCGATCTCGCTCTGCCAATAGCCGAGCGCATTGTCGAAGTCGGCATCGGTGCGGCCGTGGCAGGAAGCGTGCAGGCACTTGTAATGGCCCTGCTGATAGCCTTTGCCGCCAGCAGGGAAATAGGCCGTCTCAGTCTCGCCGCTGTCCATGCTGTGCCCGTCCTTCCACGGGCATTGGATAAAGAGCTGGCCGTCGCGCCCTTGGTCGAGCACGAGGCTCTTTTCCGCGAGCCATTTGGCGCGTTCATCTGGCAGGTCGAGGTCTTCGCCGCGCCGCCGGAGCGCGCCGCCCTGAACCTCGCCCGTGCCGAACTGTTCCGCGATCCGCGCCTTGAGGGCCGTGTAAACGTCTTCGCCTATGGTCGGGTAGAGCGCGGGCACGCTGCCCGCACTGCTCCATTCATAAGGCACGCCGCTGCTGTGCGTGCCGACTGCGATGAACTGCTGACCGTTGCCGAGGAACTCGACCATGCCGCCGTCGATGTGGACGACCGACTTGGCGATTTCGCCATCGACGAACACGGCCAGCAGCCGCTTGCCGCTGTTCGCGCGGGACCGGCAGGGCAGAGCCATGCCGAGCTCGGCTGTGATGAAATCTTCGATCTCCTGCGCCCGCTCCGGGTCCGGCACATCGATATCGATGCCGCGCAGGCGGCGGGTCTGGATGCAGATGCCGAGGCGGGCGTCTTTCGACCAGCGCGCGACCTGTGCCGCTGTCGTCCTGACCTCGGTCCATTTAGGGAGGCCCGCGATCTTGCCCGAGCCATTGACGATGCTCGGGGTCTTGCCCGCATCCTTCATCTTCGAATGTTCGGAGATCGGCACCGTCGGGTCGGACACCACGGGCAGCAGGTCTTCGAGCAGACCGGGGCCGCACAGATCGTCAGCGAGAATGGCCCAATCGGCGGGCGATGCGCCGTAACTCATGCGGCCAACCTCTCCGTGTTTATGATGTGGTGGCCCCACTGGTCGGCCATTGCCGCAGCGATACCGGGGAAGAACCGCGAGCGTTCGCGCCAGCGGGTGACAGCGGCCTTTCCCCAACCCGTCGCGCGATGGACGCGGGCTGTGCGTCCCTCAACGATATTGGTGGGGCTGAGCACCGGCAGGTTCCGCAACCAGAGGCAGGTGCGTTTCGTCTCGCCATGCCCGAACTGCCAAGGCTGCACGCTTTGCGAGGGCTCGCGATAGTCCACGATCCGGGCCTTGGCGTGCTTGTGCATGACCGGGTTTTCGACAGCGACGTGCGGAACGGGCGCGTTCCATAGCGCAGAGAAGAGCGCAGCGCCTTCATCCAGCTCGGCCCACATCTCCTCTACCGTGCGGCCGGGCGGTGGAACCGATAGCCAGCGAACGCCGCTGTTGCAGAGTCGGGTGCAGGGCGGATGCGCCACGATAAGCAGATGCCAGCCATGACCGAGCATGTTGCGGACATCACCGCGCATGTGGCGGTTGCTGCCCTTATCGTCGGGCAGCAGATCGCACGACCAGGCATCGAAACCACGCTCCAGAAAGGCATCGCGAACCGTACCGCTGAACTCGCACGCAACGAGGACGCGCGTGTTCTCGGCCCCTTCGATGAGCATTATGCGGCCTCCAGTACGCGCCGTATGTCGCGCGAGAGCATTTTGATGGTTTGGTCGGCATCCTTCGGACTACCGGCGAAGGGCACCTTGGCGACGAGCGCCCCGGCCCTAGTGATGACGACCTTCGGGTGCTTGCCGACGAGCTCCAGCTCCGCCGCGCAACCCCGCGTCGAGGCGATGCCGCGAGCGCGGGCAAGCACATCGCGGTGGAGCTTGCCGCTACTGGTCGCCACCGACCGACACCTCTTCGAAGCCTTCGAGCTGTTCCGCCGCGAGGATCGCGGCGTCGATCTGCGGCCAGCGCCAAGAGGGGATGCCATTCTTTTGCCAGCCCGCAACGGTCGACACGGGCACGCGCAGTGCCCGCGCGGCTGGCCGAATGCCACCGAAGTAGATAACAGGGTCGCGCATAGCGCCTCTCCGAATGAATGAAGTTCGATTATCGAACTGTTATCATTCGAATTAGGAACTTGTCAATTAATGTTCGATTATCGAACATGCCCATATGGAACCGACAGAAATTATCGCGCGCTTAAAGGCGCTTGGCGTACCCGCTAAACGTGTTGCCGAAGCTATCGGACGCTCTCCTCCGGTAGCGTCTAAATTGCTCGGGGCGACCGGTGAAGGGCGAGCCTTGAAGGCGCATGAGATTGCGCCACTCATCAAGCTTATTCGGGAATACGAGGCGGATACCGCCGCGCCAGCAGCACTGAGCGAATATGTGATGGTCGATGTATTGCCGACTTACGCGGGCATGGGCGGCGGAGGTAGTGCCGACGAAGAACACGAGCAGGCGCTCGTGCCGAGGCGCTTGGTCGAGGAACAACTGCGCGGCCGGGCGCAGGATTTCGTTCTGGTGAATGCCCGAGGCGATAGCATGGCTCCCGATTTCGAACACGAGGATCAAGTTCTGGTGGATAAGAGGGACCGCCTCCCGACGCAGCCAGGCCCTTTCGTTCTGTGGGATGGCGACGGTTATGTTATAAAGAACTTGAGCCGCTCGGTCGGTCGGATGGATGTTATTAGAGTGGCGTCGTCGAACTCCAAATACCCGGCCGATGAATTGCCTGCTGATAGCGTTCATATTCTCGGTAGGCCGGTCTGGTATGGGAGGCGTCTTTGAATCTGCGGAGCCGCAGAGGGTGGGGTCGCCTTTGGCTTGTCGCCTCTGTGGTGTGGGTGACCGGAGCCGTAATCGTGCTCGCACCCGGTTTATGGGACAACATTGTCCATTACCGGTGGGAGGCGACTAGTGAACCATGCACGTCGAGTGAACGAGAGCTAGAAAATGCGTTTAAACGATTATGGCCGGATCACGCGCCTTGCGTGCACAAGGAATGGCGCGCCGCGACGCCAGGCGAAGCCCTGCGGCTGGTGGCCGAGCCAGTTGCCATAGTCGCAGCCTTGCCGTTTGCGGTCGCCGCATCCATTGCCGCCGCGCTGGCTGTTCTGCTGCGGGGCGTTCTACCCGTGGCGAAGTGGGTTTACAGAGGCTTTTTGGAGTAGGACGATGATTCCTAAGATGTATCTAATGCTGGTTTTGGCGGCGCAACCCTTCGCTTGGGGCGCTGCTACACCGGCGGCAACAGCGCAGACTACGACACGCTGCTCTTCGATAGGGGCGACGCTGGATTGCACGACCACCCCGCCACCCATCGATTACGATGGCATGACAGATTCTATAATCGCGGGTGCCCGCGCAGAGCGCGCTAACCGTGAACGCGCAGCAGCGGCAGACAAGAGCCAGGCTCAGACCTACGCGGAGGTGTCCACTTTGGTTCGCTATGGCGAATGCAAGGACGCGGAGTTGGCCGCCATACGAGGCGGCGATTTGAGTTTGGCGGACGCGGTTAGAGTGAGTTGCAAGCCTGCGGAACAAGGTGCATCGCAACCCGCAAAATAGCTCTCGAAACAATAGTGTTCGATTTTCGATTGACATACGTTCGATAATCGAATTAAAGGTGTCCCCACAAGGAGGCACCTATGGCAACCCGCAAACCCAAGTCACCTGACAATCAAGTCACCGAAGCCGTAAAAGGTTTCGACAAGAACCTTGCTTGTCGCGGCTATCAATATGAAATTGGCAAGACCTTCGAGCACAAGGGCTCTGTTGTCCGTTGTGCAGAAGGTGGCTTTCACTCCGTCGAGGGCAACCCGCTCGATGCTTTCACTTACTATGGCCCGGCCGATAGCCGCTATGCGCTGGTAAAAGCGAGCGGCTCTATTTCTCGCGGTAGCGCGGGCGAAGACAGCAAGATCGCCTCTGCGGTTCTGCACATCGAAACCGAGCTGCGCATTCCCGAGCTTCTCAGCCGCGCTGTGAAATGGGTTCTCTCTTCAGCTAAAGAGAACGTGACGACCGGCAACCGCTCGCACGCCGCATCGACCGGCGACGGCTCGCACGCCGCATCGACCGGCAACCGCTCGCACGCCGCATCGACCGGCTACGGCTCGCACGCCGCATCGACCGGCTACGGCTCGCACGCCGCATCGACCGGCAACCGCTCGCACGCCGCATCGACCGGCTACGGCTCGCACGCCGCATCGACCGGCTACGGCTCGCACGCCGCATCGACCGGCAACCGCTCGCACGCCGCATCGACCGGCAACCGCTCGCACGCCGCATCGACCGGCAACCGCTCGCACGCCGCATCGACCGGCTACGGCTCGCACGCCGCATCGACCGGCTACGGCTCGCACGCCGCATCGACCGGCTACGGCTCGCACGCCGCATCGACCGGCTACGGCTCGCACGCCGCATCGACCGGCAACCGCTCGCACGCCGCATCGACCGGCTACGGCTCGCACGCCGCATCGACCGGCTACGGCTCGCACGCCGCATCGACCGGCGACGGCTCGCACGCCGCATCGACCGGCAACCGCTCGCACGCCGCATCGACCGGCTACGGCTCGCACGCCGCATCGACCGGCTACGGCTCGCACGCCGCATCGACCGGCTACGGCTCGCACGCCGCATCGACCGGCAACCGCTCGCACGCCGCATCGACCGGCGACGGCTCGCACGCCGCATCGACCGGCTACGGCTCGCACGCCGAGGTCAAGGGGAGCAGCTCCATCGCAGCTTCGCTCGGCATGCACGGCACCGCCAAAGCCGGTGAAAGCGGCGCGATCATGCTCGCATATTACGAAGGCGAGGCTTGGGCTCCTGTACTCAAGCGCGTGGCCGCTTTCATGGTCGGCGAAGAGGGCATCGAGCCTGGCAAGACCTACCGCCTCGGCGCGGACGGCAAGCCGGTGGAGGTGGCATAATGTCCGCCCTCCAGCAGCAAGCCGTCCGGCCCGATCACAATGCGTTGTTCGAGGCTTGGGATGCAGCAGACGCCGCATGGGGTCGCGAGCTTCACCGTCTCTACGGTGAGCGCGGAGATGACGCCCGGTACGGCTCTGCTGGAATGGCGACCTCGCGCCTGAAAGAACTGCGCGACGACTTCATGCGCACCGGCGATGCGTGGCGCGCGGCATATGACGCCCGCTTCGACAGCCAAAGCGAAGACCTTATCGCGGTGGAGTTGCGGGCATGACCGCGCACGTGAACCGCGAGGCGTGGCTCAATGCCTTTGCGCGGGAAGCCCGCCCGGCCTTTGATGAGGCTGGCTATCCGCTCCCCGAGAACGTGCGCATCGCGATTGGCTTCCCGTCGTCGGGCAAGCGGTCGAAGGTGATCGGTGAGTGCTGGACGGATGCCGCCAGCGCCGACGGCCACTTCGAGATTTTCCTCCGTCCTTCCCTCGAAAGCGACGCCCGGATCGCCGACGTGCTCACGCACGAACTGGTGCACGCCGCCGTCGGCATCGAGGCAAGGCACGGGGGGCCTTTCGCCCGGTGCGCTCGCGCACTCGGGTTGGAAGGTAAACTCACCGCGACCACCGCAGGCGAAGCCTGGCGCGAATGGGCGCTGCCGATCTTGGAAAAGCTTGGGCCGCTGCCTCACGCACCGCTGACCTCTGCGAACCTCTCTTCGGCCAAGCCGAAGCAGGGCACGCGGATGCTCAAGCTGACCTGCAACAAGTGCGGCTTCACGTGCCGCACCACCCAAAAACACATCGACGCCGCTGGCGACGGGCTCATTTGCCCGATCCCGATCTGCGACGGCGATCTTGAGAGGGACTGAGCGTGTCGTTCCGTATCCATAAAAGCGAGGACGGCCCGTCTTGGGGCGAAGTCATCTGCGATGCCTGCGGGCGGGGCTCCCCGCCAGCCGCCGAAATCATAGCCGGACATGGACTGAACAACATGGGGTGGCGCTGCTCCGGCGGCACGCACTTCTGCCCCGATTGCACGCCGAAGGAGAACGATCAGTGACGCATATTACCCTCAACCTCGTGGCTGATAGCGCCGCCGATCTGCGGCAGACGATCAGCGAGCTCGCTGGCATCATCGCCAACACGACCAGCGTAGCTGAGGCCATCAACGCGGCGCAGGCCGAGAAGCCCGCCGAACTCAAGAAGGAGCGGGCGAAGGCCGAGCCAAAAAAGCCGGAGCCGAAAGCTGCGCCCACTGCGACGGAAGCGGCTGGTTCTACGGAGACCGAGACCTCGGCCCCTGCGGATGCCAGTACCGACCCTGCGCCATCTGCGGAGCCGCAACCCGATACCTCGTCTGCGGAAACCACTTCGGCTGATACTGCGGCAGTCACTTATGCCGATGTGCAGGCGGCGGTAACGCGGCTCGCCAGCGCGACCGGCAAGGGCCGCGACGCGGTGCTCGCGGTTTTCGAGCAGTTTGGCGTCGATCACGGTTCCAAGCTCTCCGAGGAGCAGTGGCCCGAAGCCATCGCGCTGCTCGACCAGGCACGGGAGGGCTGAGCCATGTACCTGCCAGCCTATCTCATGGCGGTGTACGGCGTTGCCTATGCTGGTCTCTTCGGAGCCTTCATCTGGCGGCACCAGACAGCCAAGCGCCACGTCGCTGATCTCGAAAAGCTGAACGGCACGCTCGACGCCGTGGCGCGTTGCTGGCGGGCACAGGCCCGCAAGCTCTCCACGCAGCGGGACAGTGCGCTCGATGCCGTCGAGGAACTCAAGCACCTCAACAGCAGGCAGCGCGTCGAGCTCGACAGCCTGCGCACGTCCGCCCACCGCCGCGACCCGAAGACGGGCCGCATCCTGCCGAGGGGTGCGTGATGACCGCGAAACAAATAATCGATGCCGCCTGCATCGTCTTTTCGCTCGGGCTCTCCGCTTACGCCCTGAAATGCGCCGGAGAGTGCCAGTACGACAAGGCCGCGTTCTTCATGGCCTTTGCCGCGTGGATGCTCGTATGACCGCGCACGCACGGCTCTCCGCCTCGGGGGCGCACCGCTGGATGGCGTGCCCTGCGAGCCTCACCCTTGAGGCCCGCTACCCGGAAAGCTCATCGGCCTACGCCGATGAGGGGACCGCCGCCCACGAGCTTGCCAGCATGGCGCTCGAAGCCAATCTCGACGCCGACGCCTACATCGGCCGGGTCATACCGGTCGGCGACCGGCAGTTCACCGTCGACGAAGATATGGCCGGGCACGTCCAGACCTATCTCGACGCGGTGCGCGCTTACGGCGACGGGCACACGCTGCTGGTCGAGCAGCGCGTCAGCTACGCCAGTTATCTCGGTGTCGAGATCGGCGAAGACGGCTTCGGCACGTCCGATGCCATCGTCATCACCGCCGACGGCCGCGAGCTGCAAGTCCATGACTTGAAATACGGCCGTGGCGTGCGGGTCGATGCCGAGCACAACGAGCAGCTCCAGCTCTACGCGTTGGGCGCGTTCGATCAATACGGCCTGGCTTATGCCTTCGAGCGGGTACGCATGGTGATCCACCAGCCGCGCCTCGGTGCGATCTCCGAATGGGATTGTACTGTTGAGGAGCTGCTCGCCTTCGCCGACAGCGCGAAGGTGGCGGCAGAGCTCGCGATGCGCCGCGATGCGTACAACCCGCAGACGGGCGAGGGGCTAAGGCTCCAGCCGACCGAGAAGGGTTGCCGCTTCTGCAAGGCCAAGGCCGACTGCCCGGCGCTCGCCAAAGAGGTCGCCAACACCGTCACCGGTAAGCCGGGCATCGACGACATCGAGGATTTGACACAGGCCACCGCCGATCTTGCGATGACCTACAGCGATGCCCTCGGCCGCAAGATGCAGATGGTCGATCTTGTCGAGCAATGGTGCAAAGCCGTCCGCGCCCGCGTCGAGGCCGAGCTGTTCGCTGGCCGCGATGTCGATGGGTTCAAGCTCGTCGAGGGCCGCCGGGGGCACCGTGCCTGGCGCGACAAGGCCGAGGCCGAGGCACTGCTCAAGTCTATGCGCTTGAAGCAGGAGGAGATGTACGACTTCTCCCTCATCTCGCCGACGACTGCCGAGAAGCGGCTCAAGGATAGCCCGCGTCGGTGGGTCAAAGTCCAGCAGCTCATCACCCAACCGGAGGGCAAACCCTCGGTCGCGCCCGCGTCCGACAAGCGCCCTGCGCTCAACCCGGCGGCCGACCTCGAAGACCTTACCGCCGCAACCCCTGTCGCCGCCGGGGTGCACCCGTTCCGCGACCAGTACCAAGGAGCACTCGCATGAAGATCAAGTTGAAAGATGTCCGTCTCGCCTTCCCGCAGTTGTTCGAGGCGAAGTCCGTGAACGGAGGAGCCGAGGCGTTCTCGGCGAGCTTCATCATGGGGCCGAACCACCCCTCCATCGCCGAGGTCAACGCTGCCATTGAGCAGGTCGCCAAGGATAAGTGGGGCGCAAAGTCCGCCGATATCCTCAAGGGCCTGCGGGCGCAGGACCGTGTGTGCCTGCACAACGGCGACACGAAGACGCAATACGAGGGCTTCGAAGGCAACTTCTTCGTCTCGACCAGCTCAAAAATCCGCCCGCTGGTTGCCGACAAGGATGGCTCGGCGCTCTCCCCGTCGGACGGCAAGCCATATTCGGGCTGCTACGTCTACGCGACCATCGAGCTGTGGGCGCAGGACAACAGCTTCGGCAAGCGCGTCAATGCCGAGGTGAAGACGGTCCAGTTCTTCCGCGATGGCGATGCCTTCACCGGCGGAAGCCGCCCGGCCGACCCGGATGACATCGAAGACCTCACCGCAGGGGCCGACGCAGGCGCGTTGGCCTGAACGAGATAGCCGGTCGGGGTTTCCCCTTTCCCTGACCGGCCGGAGCCGTCGCCCTTGGTGCCTCTTGAGGCGGCGGCTCCACTCCCTTCCGGCGAGGGACGGATAGCGAAAGCGGGCTTGAAGCAAGCGCGAGGCCCGTGGCGTCCAGACGCCCTGCATAAGCATCCGCCCCTCACCTGAAAGGAGATCACTGATGGCGAACAGCCGCGCGAGAATAACAATCCCCGGAGAGCCCGCCCACCTCGGTATCGAGCTGTCGACGGTGCCCTTTAGCGGGGAAATGCTGGTCGCAATCCGCCAGGGTGAAGCGGCACGGCCCGATTGCGTCGTTCTCAGCAGCGAGCAAGCCCGCGCGCTGCGCAACGCGCTGACCGAGGTGCTTGGCGCGTGATCCTCTATCTCGACCTCGAAACCTACAGCGAAACGCCGATAAAGCACGGCGTCGCGAAGTATTCAGAGCAATCCGAAATCCTGCTTGTGGCATGGGCTCAGGATGATTTCCCGCCCATCGTGAGCGAGGGCTGGCATCCGATCTTCAATGAGGCTGTCCGCGAAGCCGAGAAGATCGTCATCCATAACTCATTCTTCGACCGCACGATGCTCGCCGCGCACGGCGTAGATATCCCGCTGGAGAAGACGCACGACACGATGGCGCAGGCGTTAGCGCACGGCTTGCCTGGCGGGCTTGGCGCGCTCTGCGAAATCCTCGGCGTGCCAAGCGATGACGCCAAAGACAAGGAGGGCCGCCAGCTCATCAATCTGTTCTGCAAACCCCGGCCGAAGGCCAGCGAGCTGCGCCGCGCGACGAAAGAAACGCACCCGGATGAGTGGGCGAAGTTCGTTTCTTACGCGGGTTCCGACATCACAGCGATGCGCGAAGTGTTTAAACGCTTGCCTGCGTGGAACTATCAGGGTGCCGAGCTCGCGCTATGGCAGCTCGACCAGACGATCAACCGGCGCGGCTTTGCCGTTGATGTCCCGTTTGCTGCCGCAGCGGTCACCGCCGTTGAGCGCGAGCAGAAGCGGCTCGCCGCCCGCGTAAACGAAATGACCGAGGGTGAGGTCGAAGCAGCTACGCAGCGCGACAAGCTCCTCTCGCATCTTCTGGAAATGTACGGGGTCCGCTTGCCCGATATGACGAAGGGCACGCTAGAGCGTCGCCTCGGTGATCCAGAATTGCCCGACCCGGTGCGCGAGCTCATCGCTATCCGGCTTGAGGCATCGACCACCAGCACTGCCAAATACAATGCGCTGCTCGGTGCCGCATCGAGCGACGGCCGTCTGAGGGGCGGGCTCCAGTTCTGCGGCGCGGCACGCACCGGCCGGTGGTCTGGACGTTTGTTTCAGCCGCAGAACCTCCCCCGGCCGAAGCACAGCTCCGAGGAGATCGAAGCGAGCATCGATGCGATTACCGGTGGCTGCGCTGATCTCCTGTTTTCCGATGTCATCGCCCGCGCTTCGTCCGCGATCCGTGGCGCGATCATCGCGCCGGAAGGCAAGAAGCTGGTCGCCGCTGATCTTTCGAACATCGAAGGCCGGATGCTGGCCTGGCTGGCAGGCGAGGAATGGAAGCTCCAAGCGTTCCGCGATTTCGACGCGGGCACCGGCCCCGATCTCTACAAGCTGGCCTATTCGCGCTCTTTCAATATCACGCCGGGCGACGTGACGAAGGACCAGCGCCAGCTCGGCAAGGTGCAGGAGCTTGCGCTCGGCTATCAGGGCGCGGTCGGTGCCTTTGCGTCGATGGCGGCGCTCTACGGGATGGAGCTGCCCGACGAGCAGGTGCTCGCGCTGGTCAAGGCGTGGCGCAGGGCGAACCCGAAAATCGTCAAGTTCTGGTACGGGCTGGAGGAGACCGCTGTGCAAGCGGTGTTGACGCCCGGCACGACCCTTTATTTCGGCCAGCTTAAACTCCGTCGCGATGGCGCGTGGCTGCGCATCGAACTGCCATCCGGCCGGGCGCTTTGCTACCCGTCGCCTAAGCTGGTCGCGGGAACGCGGCCATGCAGCGAGTGCGGCGGTTTGGGTGTTGATAAGAGCACCGAAGGGCTCGAACGGTGCCCCGCCTGCCACGGCAAGGGGCGCGTCTATTCCGGCCGCGATGTGCTCTCCTACATGGGCACCAACCAATACACCCGGAAATGGGAACGCATCATGACCTACGGCGGCAAGCTCGCCGAGAACGTGACGCAGGCCGCCAGCCGGGATGTGATCGCGCACGCGATGCCAATAGCCGAAGCGGCTGGCTTCGAAGTGGTGCTCACCGTTCACGACGAAATCGTCACCGAGACCCCCGACGACCCCAAATGGAGCAAGGAAGGTCTCGCCGAAATCATGGCGACAAACCCGGCATGGGCTCGCGGCCTGCCGCTGGCCGCCGAAGGGCTCGAAGCAAAAAGGTATGGGAAATAACAATGGGTTGGGAATCTCTCGACTATTACCCCGGCAAGCGCGCGAAGAAAGAACCGTTGCCGGACGGCATACGGGTCGGCATCACCGGCAACCGCAAGACCTCGCACGGCGTCATCCAGATGACTATCGGCGCAAACCTTGCGCGCAAGCTCGGCCTGCGCGCGGATCGGGAGAGCGTCGCGCTTCTCGTCGGCGACGGTGCCGAGGCCGGGATGCTCGCAATCGCATGGTCTCCGCACGGCACCGGCCCGTTCGCAGCGAGCGGAAAAGGCCAAGGCGGACGGTTCGTGCTGCGGCTCAACCACGCCAGCGTGGGCGAGATTTTCTCGTTCGACTTCCAACCGTTCGCAGTCACGCGGGTCGAGGTGCTGGAGGGCCGCGACGGCCAGCCGAGACGCATCGTGTTCAAGCCCGACACCGTGATCTGGCGGCGCGACGATCTGGAGCTGGCGGCATGATCGAAGCGGCTGTCGAGCAGCACCTCGTCGACCGCGTGAAAGAGGTCGGCGGAGAAGTACGCAAGCTGTCGTGGCCGGGCCGCCGTGGTGCGCCGGATCGCGCCGTCATGCTCCGCCAATGGGGCGTGATCCTCGTCGAGTTGAAGCGCCCCGGCGGAAAGCCGGAACCGCATCAGGTCCGCGAGCACGACCGGCTCCGTGCCCTCGGCGTACCGGTCGAGGTGCTCACGACCAAGCAGGATGTCGACGATTTCATCGAGAGGCGGACGGCGTGATCTACACTCCCCGGCCCTATCAGAAGTTGATCTCGGCGCACGAGCTGGAGCTGCCCCGCGCTGGCGTTTGGGCCGGAATGGGCATGGGCAAGACGGCTTCGACGCTCTCGTCGCTGGACACGCTCTCGCTCACCGAAAACCGCCCCGCGCTGGTGCTAGCACCGTTGCGCGTCGCGCGGTCGACGTGGCCGGATGAGGTGGCGAAGTGGTCGAACCTGTCGCACATGGAAGTGCGCCCGATCATCGGTTCCGCTGATGAGCGCAAGGCTGCGGTGCGTGACCGCAACGCCGGTGTGTTCACGACCAACTATGAGAACTTGCCGTGGCTGGTCGACCATCTCGGCGACCGCTGGCCGTTCGGCACGGTCGTTTCCGACGAAAGCACCCGCATGAAATCGTTCCGCCTCGGCGGATCGGGTGGGCGGCGGGCGCGAAGCATCGCGAAAATCGCGCATACGAAGATCAGCCGGTGGATCAATCTTACCGGCACTCCGAGCCCGAACGGGTTGCAAGACCTGTGGGGGCAGACGTGGTTCTTAGACGCCGGAGAACGGCTCGGGCGAACCTATACGGCGTTCGAACAGCGGTGGTTCCGCAAGGGCTATAACGGCTTCGGCTTGGAGCTTCTGCCATCGGCGCAGGAGCAGATCGAAGACCGGCTGCGCGACCTGCACATCACGCTCGACCCGAAAGACTGGTTCGATCTCAAAGAGCCGAACGTCGTGCCGGTGCCCGTCGAGCTGCCCGTCAAGGCGCGCGCGCAGTACCGGGCGATGGAACGCGAGATGTTCATGTCGATTGGCGAGCATGAAATCGAAGCGTTCAACGCGGCAAGCCGCACGATCAAGTGTCTCCAGATCGCCAACGGCGCGGCCTATGTCGGTGGCACCGATAGCGAAATTGCCAGCGACGTAGCACCGTGGGTCGAAGTCCATGACGCCAAGCTCCGGGCGCTGGAGAGCGTCATCGAAGAGCTGAACGGCGCGCCGCTGCTGGTCGCCTACCATTTCAAATCCGACTTGGCCCGGCTCCAGAAGGCGTTCGGCTACGGCCGGGTGCTCGACAACGACCCGCAGACCATCCGCGACTGGAACGCTGGCAAAATCCGTCTGCTGTTCGCGCACCCTGAGAGCTGCGGCCACGGCCTCAATCTCCAAGACGGCGGGCACAACATCGCCATCTTCGGCCACTGGTGGGCGCTGGAGGCATATCTCCAAATCCTCGAACGTCTCGGCCCGGTGCGTCAGCTCCAGTCCGGCTACGACCGGGTGGTCAACATCTTCAACATCTACGCCGTCGATACCGTCGACGAGCTCGTCATCGCTCGCCGCGCCGGAAAACGGTCGGTGCAGGAACTCATCATGGAAGCAATGAAGCGGAGGGAAATATGAACACCGTGTATCTTGCCGGGCCTATATCCGGCCTGAATTATCAGGGCGCGACCGACTGGCGCGATTATGCGCGCGAGGTGCTCGCCGCCAACGGCATCAAGGGCCTCTCACCGATGCGCGGCAAGTCGGCGCTCGCCGGTCTGGATAAGCTCGGGCACAAGCCAGAGGATTGCGGTCATCTCGCGCACCTCACGCCGCTCGCGACGCAGCGGGGCGTCATGACCCGCGACCGGTTCGACGCGACGCGCTGCGACGTGCTGCTGGTCAATTTCCTCGGCGCGACGGCGGTGTCGATGGGTACGGTCATGGAGATCGCTTGGGCCGACAACTGCCGCATCCCTATCGTCTGCGCTATGGAGCTAGGCAACGTCCATGAGCACATCATGCTCTGCGAGGCCATCGGCTACCGTGTCGACACGCTGGAGAGCGCGCTCGACATCGTTGTGAGTATCCTCGGATGACGGCCTTCCGCAGCCTGCACGCGGCGAATATTGCGCGGCAGCAGGAATGGGCTGGCGGCAACAATCTGTCGCTCGCCTACGCGGGGAACGAGCTCGCGGGCGAGGTGGGCGAAGCCTGCAACGTCATTAAGAAGCTGGAGCGAGAGCGGCTCGGGCTGCGCGGATCGCGAGATACGCTGGAGCATCTGGCCGAGGAGTTGGCCGATGTCGTCATCTGCGCATACCTCGTGGCGCTGCAAGCAGGCATCGACCTCGATACCGCGATCCCTCTCAAGTTCAACGCCACATCCGAAAAGGTCGGACTGGCAACACGCATGGAGGTTCCCGATGTCAGATAGCAAACCGACGAACCCGAAAGACGCCATCGCGTCGGGCAAGCTGCCCCTGCATCTGGTGCCCGATGCGCTCAAGGCTTATTGCGCCCTCGCGCTCGCCGAAGGCGCGATGAAGTACGGCACGGCGAACTGGCGGGCCGCCGGGGTGCGAACGTCCATTTATATCGCGGCGCTCGGCCGCCACCTCGGCAAGTGGTGGAACGGAGAGGAATGCGATCCGGTGACGAAGGTGCCGCACCTTGCGAACGCCGTGGCGTGCCTGGCTATTATCATTGACGCCAAGCATTCCGGCAAATTGACGGACGACCGGCCGCCAGCACAGCCCGATTTGTCGGCGCTGATCGATGGTTTCGCCGCCAACGTCGAGCACCTCCAGCAGCTATTCGCGGACAAGCACCCGAAGCACTGGTCAATCAACGACAATATCCCCGAGGAGGCGCTGGCCTGAGTGCTGGCGTTTAAACGCAATGAACAACAAGGATCACCCGCAAGTCGTTGAAAACAGGCCGGTGATCCCTCGAAGTATCTATCGAGGGATGACGGGATTATGCTTGGCTCGCGATATGTGCGCGTGAAGAAGTTCGCGGACCTGACTGGCTACACCGAGAAGGCCGTCTATCGAAAGATTGAGGACGGGGTGTGGCTTGATGGCCGGGAATATCGCCGCGCGCCGGATGGCAATATCTGCATTGATTTGGAGGGTTATCAAAAGTGGGTAGAGGGCGGCCGGGAACCGGCGTTGAGCCGCTAAAATCGTGTATCCGGGTAGGCTTCACCTACCAAGGAAAGCGGTGCCGGGAGACACTCGCGCTCCAGCCGACCCCGGCGAACATCAAAGCGACCGAGCGCCTGATGGCGAAGGTCCAGCGCGAGATCGAGCTCGGTGTTTTCGATTACGCGCGCACATTCCCTTCGTCGGGCAGCGCGGTGACGAATGGCTTTTCAACCTATGCCGACGGCTGGCTCGCCGGTTTGACGGTCGAGAAGTCGACCCGGAGCGACTACGAGGGCGCACTGCGCAACGTCTGGAAACCGGCGTTCGGCGAGAGGGACATCACCTCCATCAAGCATTCCGAGATCAAGAAGGCCGTGGCGGACCTCGCCGAGCGCGTGACGGCCAAATCGGTCAACAACCAGCTCATCCCGCTCCGCCAGATTTTTGCGACCGCTGTGGACGACGAGATCATGGAGCGGTCGCCCGTGCTCAATATCAAAAACCTCAAAGTTCAGAAGCCGGTGCCCGATCCGTTTGAGCGTGAGGAGATGGAGGCCATCGTTGCTTTCATCGCTGACCGGTACGACGAGCATATTCTTAACTGGTACGAGTTCGCCTTCGGCACCGGTCTCCGGCCGAGCGAGCAGATCGCCGTTCGGTGGGGCGATGTCGACTGGCGGCGCAAGACGATCCGGGTCGAGCGTGCGCGGGTCCGCGCCGTGCTCAAGGGCACCAAGACATCGAGCATCCGCGACGTTGATCTCACCGACCGCATGATCGCTGTTCTCAAGCGCCAGAAGGCGCACAGCTTCATGAAGGGGATGGATGCCCCGATCTTCCTCAACCCCGTGACCGGCAACGCCTGGCCGGACGTGCAGGACCAGCGAAAGCTCTATTTCCATCCGGCGCTGCGCGCCCTCGGCATCCGCAGTCGCGACGCCTACCAGACCCGACACACCTATGCGACGCTCGCTCTCATGGGCGGCGTGAACCCGGCGTACATCGCACGGCAGATGGGCCACACCAACACGGCGATGCTGTTCAAGCACTATTCGAAATGGATAGATGGGGCCGACGCCGGGCGCGAAGCGGGCAAGCTCAACACGCTATTTGCCCACAATTTCCCCACGGATGAGAAAATATCCAGCAATTTCAATTTGAAATTGGTGACCCCTACGGGACTCGAACCCGTGTTTTCGCCGTGAGAGGGCGACGTCCTGGACCGCTAGACGAAGGGGCCGCTTGCGGGAGGCCGGTGACTTAGGTTCCGGCCTCCGCCAAGTCAAGCAAAGTCAGGCGGCGGCCTTGGCGCGTTCAGCCATTTCCTGATTCAGCATTTCGGCAAGCAGAAAGGCAAGCTCGATCGACTGGCCGGCGTTCAGGCGCGGGTCGCAGTGCGTGTGATAGCGGTCGGCCAGCCCTTCGTCGGTGATCGCCACCGCGCCGCCGGTGCACTCGGTGACGTTCTGGCCCGTCATCTCGGCATGAATACCGCCGCCGTGCGTGCCTTCCGCCCGGTGGACGGCGAAGAAGCCGCGCACTTCGGCAAGGATCCGCTCGAACGGGCGGGTCTTGTAGCCGCTTGCCGATTTGATGACGTTGCCGTGCATCGGATCGCACGACCACACGACTTCCCGCCCTTCGCGCTTCACGGCGCGGACGAGCTTCGGCAGATGCGCCTCGATTTTGTCATGGCCATAGCGGGTGATGAGCGTCAGCCGCCCCGGCTCGTTCGCCGGATTGAGGATGTCGATCATGCGCAGCAATGCGTCCGGCTCCAGGCTCGGCCCGCATTTCATGCCGATGGGATTGCCGATGCCGCGCATGAACTCGACATGGGCGGAACCCTCGAAACGGGTACGGTCGCCTATCCAGAGGAAATGCGCCGATGTGTCGTACCAGTCCCCGGTCAGCGAGTCCTCGCGGGTCAGCGCCTGCTCATAGCCGAGCAGCAACGCTTCATGGCTGGTGTAGAATGCGGTGCCCTTCAGTTGCGGAACGGTTTCGGGGTTGATCCCGCAGGCCGCCATGAAGTCCAGCGCCTCGCCGATGCGGTCGGCAAGGTTCTGATACTGCTCGAACACGGGGGAGCGACCCATGAAATCCAGCGTCCAGGCGTGGACCTGGTGCAGATTGGCATAGCCGCCCTGGGCGAAGGCGCGCAGCAGGTTGAGCGTCGCCGCAGACTGCGAATAGGCCCGGATCTGGCGTTGCGGATCGGGCTCGCGGCCTTTCGCCTCGAACCCGATGTCGTTGACGATGTCGCCGCGATAGCTCGGCAGCGAAACGCCGTCCACATCCTCGAAATCCGCCGACCTCGGCTTGGCGAACTGGCCCGCCATGCGGCCCAGCTTCACCACCGGCAGCTTGGAAGCGAAGGTCAGCACCACCGCCATCTGCAGCAGGACGCGAAAGGTGTCGCGAATGTTATTGGGGTGAAATTCGGCAAAGCTTTCCGCGCAATCGCCGCCCTGCAGCAGAAACGCCTTTCCGGCCGCCACCTGCGCAAGCTGGCTCTTCAGTTCGCGCGCCTCGCCCGCAAAGACCAGCGGCGGATAGCCCTGAAGTTCCGATTCAACGCGCGCCAAAGCTGCGGCGTCCGCATATCGCGGCATCTGCCGGGCTTCATGCTGGCGCCAGCTTCCGGGCGCCCAGTTCTGAACGGTTTTCGTCAT